AACGTCTAGTACTGAAGTTAAGTACTCCCCATGGATAAGGCCACTTTGTGGCCTTATGACATTGGAGCGACTTTAGCTTCTCGTTCTAGCCATCAGAGCCAAGTACTTAAATTAAGTACTTGGTGGTAGGCAATCACTCATAATATTTTTGCGTATTCTTGTATTTTTCCCAATGATAACCCCAGCGCCCCAAGGTAACTTTATCAAAGTTTGAGCGGATAAAATTCAAATTGAGGAAATAGCGATAGTACATGGTAAACATTTATTAGTAGATTACCTAGAAATAATTCAATTTTACTTACGGAATAGCTTGAATGTACCCTTCTTCGCCTTGAAGCCGGCCTTTACAAGGTGCTTAAGAGCCTTCTCGCCAAGAGCATGCTTCTTCTTAGATACGATGCGTCCGTGTTTGTTCTTCATGAGATCGCTCTTTGTAAGACCACCGGTCGTGTGGTGAGCCTTGCCGTGCCAAACCTCCGCGTGTGTGCCACGTTTACGCTCATGGGCTCCTCCCATCTGATTCTTGCGCGTGGAAGTACGACCGCGACCACGACCACGAGAACGGCGAGATCCACCCATTAAGGTCTTCTTATTTTCGGGCATGGCGTCCATTTATATTAATATATTCGATTTTTTGTGAAACTAATCTGGGGATCCGACCGGCCTGAATTGCTTCCGTAAGGTTCTTAATTTGGTTAATATCGTATATTCCTGCAAAATGAACGAGAAAATGCTCTGGCAACCAGAGTGGTTGTCCTGGAAGTCCTTGAATATATGAATTAAATTGCGTATGGAGTGCCGAAACTTCTACATGAGCTAGATCATCCGCATTTAGTTCTAATAATTTTATCATTGCGGCGTTTTCCCACCAAATATGATACAAAAGATCGGTTTGTTCTCCTACACGTTTCCAATAATCTCTCAACCATGCGCTATTACGCATTAGAAGATTTCCTGAATTAAGATTTCCACATGCATCAATAAACATTAGCATATCCTTCTCAGCTGGGAGCATTGGCAGAATATGTGTCTCCAGTGATAGTGCCGGATTAGTAATTAGTACATCCGCATCCGAGAGCCATACAAGCTCCCCGTCCTTGAGATCTTTTAGAATCGAAAGAATAAATGGTATTTTAGACCATGGTATAGGTCTCGTGCGATCCCAGAATTCGGTCCCACCCTGAATATATTTGTATCCATGCCGGTCTGCGTAGTCTTGTTTTGACTTTAAACATCCCGCCAAATTATTACAGAAATCGTGACCTATTGCAAGAGTTGCAATAATCATTCTGCATAACATCTAGGTGGGAACTTAAGTAGTTAGTGTCAGTTAACCTTTTTTCGTATATGTTAATAGAGTGATGCCATCAAAAACACGTAAGGTACATTATCCAAAACGATACTTTAGTGGTCTTTCATCTGCGAAGAAGACTGCTAGAAAACGAGAGATAGAGCATTTCGGATCTAAATTCTGGAAAGATGCGAGTGCGTATGTTGGATTTAAAACAGATAAGGGTATTAAGACCAAAAGTTCTGGCTACACAACCACTTGGAAGTCGAAATTTCCTGATGCAAAATCATTAGAAGATAAGGCGAAGGCAACAGGCGTACCCCTTAAATACATTAAAGAGTCGTATAATCGAGGACTCGCCGCCTGGAGAACAGGTCATCGACCCGGGGCAACGGAGCAACAATGGGGATACGCTCGTGTACACTCGTTTTTACTTTGCGGAAAAACCTATCATACGACTGATGCGGATATTGCTAAAAGAGCAAAAGAGGCCTCAAAATCTGCAAAAGCTTGGTGGAGCAAAACCTGCTAAATGTTAACGTCAAGTAAATTTGAAATAGTTTAAAATTCTATAACTTTTAGAAAGTATGGTGTATAAATATGCTAAAAACTTGGCTGGTGAATACGTATGTAATATATGTGGAGAAACACGAAAAAAACAGAACACTATGCATTATCATATTAAATCGCACGAAGATCACCTGCCGTATAAATGTAATCATTGTTTAATGGAATTCAAGGCCAAATATTCGCTAGAGATTCATACAAAAACCCAGCATAATGCGCTTGAAGAAAAACTGCATAGATGTCCTCAAGAAGGCTGTCGGTTTAAGGGTTCAATTACAAAATCAAATCTACTTATTCATTTTATACGAATACACTGTAAAAGTGATGTCGAACGTATACGTAATGGTCTAATCTGTACCGTTTGTAATAAGGAATCAAAATCGTTAACTGCATTTCATTATCATGTTGGATCATGTATTATAATAGATGATCCAATACGTATGAAACAATTTCAAAACATAATGTAGATGGATTTAATAATATTAATATATACTGGATTGCTTTTCTTTGTTTTAACACCAAGAATCCTAGTAAAAATACCAAGTCACGGTTCACCACTGACTCTAGCAATAGTTCATGCTTTTGTTTTTACAGTAATTTTTTATTTTACTGCTCCACTCGTTTCAAAAGTGTATGAGGGATTTCAGGACGCCCCGCCTATGCCTCCTCCATCACCACCGCCTCCAGCCCCGCCACCTGCGACTCCCCCACCTTCTCCAAGCGTGTGTGATAAAGATTCTGATTGCGGGAACGGATCAGTATGCAATAATTTAACAAAAACATGTATTGTCACCAAATTACTAGCCACTGGAGCGCCCTGTAATCGCTCTAGGGTATGTATAAATGGGTGCAATATTGATTTAAGACAGTGCATTTAAACACGGTTATTTAGTGCTATAACGTCTAGTACTGAAGTTAAGTACTCCCCATGGATAAGGCCACAAGGTGGCCTTATGACATTGGAGCGACTTTAGCTTCTCGTTCTAGCCATCAGAGCTAAGTACTTAAAATAAGTACTTAGCGGTAATCATCTATAAACATCTGCGTGCTAACAATAAGCGACTTCAAATGATAGCCGAGAGCAGCGAAGGCCACCATTAGAAGTAACTCATATGCAGGTCTCTGTGTCTTTTTTCCATTATATCCTATATAAAGGAGCAAGGGCGCCAGTATTACAGCGTGTATTAGATTAATCCAAGCACCCATACCATTTGCCATAAGTTTGATAGCAGACATTACTCCATGATAGGCTAAAAGGACAAGGCCAAGGCCAAAAACAAGATTGTAGACCCATTCAGGTGTGGCAGCGCGCTGGAAACCAATATAAAGGAAAAGGGGTACTACAAAGGCTAAGTGAAATAACGCGAGTAGTAGATGCTTATCCATCTAACCTGCCTTGAGTATTCTGGTGAGAGCTAGAGTCGCATGTTCGAGGGCGCCCTCAATCCATCCCTGTCTTACACTGTATGATTCACCGGTGATAAACCACTGTTTATCTTTAAAGGGCTGTATTGCTTCTTTTGAGAGGTTCGCGAGATTGTAATCACCGGGGAGCCAATATGTTACACCATCATTCCATGGATGTGCTTTGACAAAAAGTGGATCCGGAATTTTCTTGTTAAATAGAATTCTAAGATCTTTGACAAGTTCTGCGCCGAGTGCACCTTCTCCGTCCTCTTTAAGAATTTTCATAAGAGGTTCCGTATCAATAGAATCGGTGTATGAAATCTGTATTGAGCCGGTTTTTACGTTTCCTGGAATTATGTATCGAGGTCGTTCAGCTGTAACAGTCTTTGGCAGATCTTCGAACCATTGATGGCCTGTAGGGTCAGGGGGAAATACTGCATACACCCGTAAAAGGGGTTTCATAGTGAGATGTTTTAGAGTGGCCCAGGAGGTGAATTGGCGAATTTTGGCGAGAGCGGGAGATGGAATTGCAAAGACAGCCTTTTCTGTTTCAAAAACAATTTCAGAGCGACCCTCTGCGCCGGATTTAAAAATGAATTTGTTTTCTTGAATTTCTAAAAGTTTGTGTTTTAGAAAAAGTTTTCCGCCACGACCTTCAAAATCTTCAACCATTTTTTTTACAAGACTGGAAAGACCGGATTTGCATAATACATATTTTTCCTCCGGACTAAATTCATTTTGAAAGAGATTTAGGGCAAGATCGGCGCGCATGGTATCGAGTTCACCTCGATAGGGGTGGCGAATTAAAAGTCCCTCAAGTTCCTTTGGTTTGTAGAATTTGGAAAGTAATTGGCGAAGAGTATTTGATCTTAGAATTTCTGGAGAGAGTCCCACCAGAGGTCCGAACGTAATTGGAAGTGCCGGTCCGAAATTGTCCGGTTCAATTGGATAGGCTCCAGATTCTTTAAATTGGACCTGGCCTGAAATTGGAATTGTTTCGAGATTATAATGTTTTAAAAGTTTGAGAAGAATTGTATGATGTTCTGAAATTCTGGCTGCGCCCATTTCCCATTGATAGTGAACACCCGATATGTCGGCTGAAAATGTTGATAAACGACCTCCAGGTATATGATATGCCTCAGCAATGGCAACTCTGTGTTTGGGATATCGTTTTAAGTACTCTATTGCGGTGTATAACCCTGCAATTCCAGCACCTATTATTAAAATATTATAGGAATCTTTCATCCACTCTCTAATTACGGCCTATTATTTGATATGACTATTGCCTAATAATTTGTTGATATCCACTCTTTAATCTTCGTATTATCATTTGATTGAATTCTATCAATGATCTTCTTATCCTTGATAGCAATAAACGTTGGAATTGATCTCACGGCACAGTATCCAGGAGTGTAATTATTTTGATCGACATCACATTTGAGCCAATTGATTTTAGGATAACTTTTTGTTAGTTCATCTAAATCAATTGAACGACAGGCACCACACCAGGTAGCTGTGAAATAAACAATTGTAAATGGAGGAACCTCTGCATCGGGATAGTCACCACGTCCAATAAGAGTCTCAAACTCGGCCTGCTCCATAAGATATTTCATTTCTTGCTATAGATTTCATCTTATTATTTTCTTTGGAACGCGGCGGTTGCAATACCTCCCATAATAATAACTGCAATTGTTGATAAAAAGGCTAGAGATTCATCGGGTGATTTGGCACTTATTAATTTATCAGCAAAGGATGAAAGAGGAGGAAGACCGCCTCCACCTTGGGTGGGGACTGCGGAAGTAAAAGCACCTGTAGCAACACTTGCAGGGCTACTTGACGTTATCATAAGACCAAGTGCTACTGCACCCAAAGCAAACCCAGTACCACCCGCTACATTCGATAGCATGGATGCTGAACTTGCTGGGAGAATTGAAGGTGGTAAATAATTAGCAAGAACAACACCACTTGTTGCAAGTGTAGCCATAATTGCAGTACCCATTGGTAATGTTAATTTCCATGAACCGTATGGAGGATTTTTATATTCTGTAAGACCTTCAATTGTAATATTAAGAGGTACACGAAATCCTTTTGTTGAAAAACTAGGATTAAATACTTCTAAAATATCAAAGAAAAACCAAGGACCAAATGCTGAAAGCCCTATAAATAGACTAGCTAGCCATGTTGGGTAGTAAGGTGATAAGAAGGTAACAACCAAAATTGAAACAGCAACTGAGGCCGCTTTAATAAGTGCGAGAGCTTGATTTCCAAGGGCAGCATGATTCATTCCAAGCATGCCCGTTGGTGGAAATGCAGTTAGTACTTTTAGAGTTAAATAAGACATCGGTATGCCCTTTGTAAGTCTCTGTATAATAGAACCTGTGAGGGGATCCGTACCTACAGACATTTCCTTGATATGTATATCTATTATATCTTGAATACTAAACCGGCGAATCCATTAACAACACGAAGAATATTGTGATTTGTCGCATACACACGAATATGGGAATTACCACGAGCAGGTACATAATTCGGATTAGTTACGGTAAGAGTGGATGCTGGATCCGGTCGGAGTGCTATTAAAAGTTTAATTGTATCAACTCTACTGGCATTTAGAGAACCAGACGGCTGGAGTTCCTCAGGTTTAATTGCAAATGAATACGTGTAGATAAACTGTTTTATTGGTGTGTTCGTGTGATACTGAAAAGGTTGAACTATGCGGAAATATCCTGCATCGCGTATTTCAAATCTATCATAGCCATCTAGCTGTAGAACAGCCTGTTGAAGTATATCGCGTCTTGCCCCAGCTTCACTGATGGATGTTGAACTGTAATTAAACCATTCATTGTAGGTTTCCATCACATCCCTTTGAAGAACCCATACAATCTCGCGAACAGGATGATTAAACTCGAGAGGAATATTTGCCGTAGTGGAAGCAGCTGGTATACTGATTTTTGATGTATACTGTATTTGTTCGATAAGATATTCGTGTGAATTTGAAACAAAACGACGACGTTCTTCGACATCTAAATGAATGTAGTCACCATACATCCGTAAATCAGTAATGCTGGCCTTCTTAACTTGTGGGGTCCTAGCACATGCCTGATTTGTATTATTCGGCGAGGCTGTATAAACAAGCTGATCGAGTGACCGGAGTTTTAGATTGATACGTACAGGATGATATTGCATTGCGAGAAGAGGAAGATAGAGTCCAGGATTTTTATTAAACCAGAACTGTAAGGGTATATAGAGTTTTACGGCCCCATACTGATACGTGCCGTTTATTGACACGGCAGTTGTATCGGGGGGATAGGTTGTAGGTGGGGGAAGTGTTGAATCTACACGACCGATCATTGCATTAAATCCATCACGTTGCCCTGGTGGGACTGTTAATTCAGACCAAATTTCCATCCATTCCCCGGTTTGTTTATCAATCTCTTGTTCGCCAATTTCAACTGAAATTTCCTCAATAAGTGCATGACCGAGTGAATTTACATAGGCTGCAAGTGTTCCTGAGGCATCGGCAAGATATATTTCAGGTAGAGTTACTTCTATTATAAGAGATCCGAGAAGATCTCCACGCCGTGGAATCGTACATGTGAGACGTTTTCCAAAATCTGGATTGCCGTCAAAATAAATTGTCTGTGATTCCATTGAAAAATTAGTGTATCTACGATAGACCATTTTGAACCAAGTTATTTGTGGATTTCCAGTTAAATAGACATCTTGTTTTCCGATTGCAACTAATTGTAATAATCCACCTCCTAGTGGCATCCTCTCTTCTATCCCTACTTATTCGGAAGACTCTCATGTTACGCAAAAGTGTCCCTATAAAAATGTGTGAGTTTTTGGCACAACATATCAATGTGATATTACTGCCAGCTCATTTTTGGCATAACACTTTAGAGAGAGGTTCATATGAGCGGAGCACAAAATACTACAACACAATATTTGGCTCAACTCTTATATTCATTAGATTCAAACACAAATCTACCGATTTCAACCTCTAGATTTGAAGTAGCGGATGGAATAGGAGGACGTGTATGGCGAAACGTGTTTCAGGTTATTAGCACGCAATCTGCAAGTGAAAACTTTCCATTAAGTTATCTTCCCTCGACGATTCAGAGTCTATCAAATTCATCAGGCACTGGTCCGACGGGAGCCGCCCAGGGCTATTTTACATGGATTAGAAATAATCTAAATATCGTAAATCCGAGTTTCGTGCAGAAACCAATAACAGGTATTCAAGCATGGGATGCAAATGCATATTCAGTAGAGGGATTCCAATCAGGATCTTTTGTAACTTTTCAAACGGCACAGATTAATGGAACTGTAATGGCTGGATTTAGTGAGACACCCTCTGCTTCTGCAAACTTTTCCAATATTAACTTCGGTATCTACTGCGATCCTACAAGTACACTTACGATTCGTGAAAGTGGAGCAGTTCGTAGTACAATAGGTACTTACACAACTGCAACTCAACTACAGATTTTTTATGACGGGGCGAATGTTATTTACTATAAAAACACGGCACCAGTTTATAGTACTTTAAGAGCAAAGGGTGATGCGCTCTATTTAAATACTGCAATCTATGATCCTGGTTCGGCAATAGCTAATATTCATTATGGACCTCTTGGAGGCATTGGACCATCTGGTGTAACTGGTGTCACTGGTTCAACAGGTGCAACAGGTATGCCTGGATTTACTGGTCCAACCGGATTTGGCGCAACTGGTCCCACAGGCCCATCAGGACCAAGAGGATTTACAGGTTTACAGGGAAATAGTGGAGTTACTGGTGCAACCGGCTCAACTGGTGCCACTGGAAGAACAGGACCTATTGGACCAACGGGTAATACTGGTCCATCAGCAAATACATCAGGATACATATTAAATAATGTAACGTCTGCAAATCCACCTGTAGGTCAGTACTCTATTAATAACTTTAACTTAACAATGATTACAACAATAAAAATAAATGGTATTGATATTAATGGTATTGTAAAACTAGGATTCTTTGCAAAAGTCGGTATTGGTAGTTTACTCCATTTAGTGAATTTAAATACATATGAAGAACATATTTATTCAATTGACTCTACGAATAATAG